ACAACCCCGACGTAAAACAATGTTGATCCAGACCTGCGGCGGTTCTGTCGGTGGCTGGGCAGCATGGACAAAACACCATGACACTTTGGTTAAGTTTGCTGAGAAGCACGGGTGTAGTTCAATCCAAATATGGGGTCGAAAGGGCTGGGAGCGGCGACTTAGACACCTCATCAACGATACAGGACATAGCTATGAGCCTTTGTATCACGTTTATAACATGGAGATCTAAGACATGAAGAATATCATGCAAATGTATGGTCCTATGCGCTATGTCCACATGCGTAATTCGGGCCTAATTACTTTTGGAGGCGGGGGCGGTAGTTCTGGCCCATCACTTGATGAGATTAAAACAGCGGTATCTGATTACGGTAACCCTAAGTTTGATAGCGTATTTGATGGTCAGGGCGACATCCAAGACGACATCAGCGACAGCCTAACAGATACACTTAGACGTATCGGCGATGCAGAGGATGCTGCAGACGATCAGTTTACCGCATTGAGCGGTGAAGTGGGCACTGTTGGTGATACAGTAGATGACGTAAGTAGTGACGTTACTCGTGGCTTTGCTGATATGGGTGGACGCTTCGATGATGTTGATGCAGACCTAAGTGCTGGCATTGACGACATCAGCGGACAGATTACTACAGATACAGCGGGTGTTACATCAAACCTAACTGATCGTATCGACCAACAGGATATCGACCTTGGTCGTGCATTTGGTGATATCAACGATCAGATCCTAGACAGTGAAGGTAACCTGACTGATCAGGCTGCAGACTACTTCTCGGATCTAGTGAATAAACTGAGCACAAACCGCACCGATATTATGGAGAAGGTTGGCGAAGAAGGTGTTGAAACACGGGGCGCTGTCTCTGACTTCGATACACGCACAACTAACACGTTGGATACAATCGGCAGCGATATGCGTGAGAACCAAGGCAACATCCAAAGTGCTGTTGACCAAGGTAACACGAACGCCACGGAGTACTTCAACACCCTATCTGAAGGGCAGACAGGCATCTCTGGTCAGGTATCTGATCTACAGGGTGACTTCTCTGGCTTCCGCTCAGATTATGACGACGACGTAACCCTAGCTAACCGTGCTCGTAACGATCTAGGACAAGCTCTTGGTATTACAGAAGGCAACCTAGCTAACGCCATCGGTGAAAGCGGTGCTGCTACTCGTGATGCTGTTGGTACAACTGGTGAAGCATTGTCTGGTGACATTTCTTCTCAAGGTATGTCCACACGGGGCGCTCTTGGCGACACAGAACAGGCTATCCTTGGCGGGATGGACGAAGGCTTCGTCACTGTTAAGGGTTCTGTTAACAACGCAGCCTACGAGATCGCTCAAGGCTTTGATGCTACATCGGAAGATCAGGCCCGTGCTCGTGAAGAGTTTATGAACGGTCTAGGTGCGATGGAAAGCATGGTTAACACTGGCTTCGAAGGTATGGACGCACAGACAGCTCAAGGCTTCCGTGACATGTCTGACGCATTCGATGGCACAGGCAAGTTGATCGAGAACGATATCAACGCAATGGGCAATGCAGTCCAGCGTAGGATCGACCAGAATGGTAACTTACTGGTCACAGAATTCGATGATCAAGGCAACCGCATTAATCAGGTTGGCTACAACATCGAAGATATGATGGGGCTTCTAGGCTCGGTACAATCAAGCTCAATCGCAGACACTGGTCTGCTATCGGCTCCAGTGAACCGTAGTCCTTACGCCCGTACTTAGAAGGTGAATAATGCATCCTGATAGCGTAAGCCAAACAGGTGTAGATCTCGTAAAGAAATTCGAGGGACTACACAAAGTAAAAGAGGATGGGAAGGTACATGCCTATCGTTGCCCGGCTGGTAAGTGGACCGTCGGGTACGGGGCAACAAGGGGAGTTCGTTCTGGTACAGTATGGACGGAAGCAGAGTGCGAACAGCGCCTGTTAGAGGATCTAAACGATCACGCAAAGGCGATAGACCGCCACGTCCATGTGCCGCTCTCACAGAACCAGTACGACAGTCTTACGTCGTTTATATTCAACGTCGGTGAAGCTAACTTCAAGTCGAGCACCTTGCTCAAGAAGCTGAACACTGGCGCATACGACGAAGTACCTGAACAGCTTATGCGCTGGAACAAGGCACGAGTGGATGGCAAGTTAACACCCCTACGTGGGCTGACTAGACGCCGTTCTGCAGAAGGTGCACTGTTCTCTATGGATGCTAAACTGGCCTCTGACGGTGGTGATATCATGCCACAGAAGGTAGCCCAGTCTGATCCTAAGCCACTTGCTCAATCCAAGACTATGGCAGGGGCAGGGGTTGCGGGTGCAGCCACAGCACTATCGGAGATCACACCACAAATCGAAGCACTGGTACCATACAGTGAGAGCATGAAGACATTGTTCCTACTGTGTGCAATCGGCGGTATCGCCCTCGTAGCCTACTCCCGATTTAAGGACCACAAAGAAGGCAAACGATAATGTTTGGTATCGTCGGCAAGATCAAGACCTACATCATTGCTGCACTAGCTGTCTTACTCCCTGTACTATACGTCCTCGGACGTAAGGATGGTAAGAAGATAGAGAAGCAGAAGGTTCTTGCCGACGAACTACAGGCCCAACAAAAGGCCTCAGACTTTTACAAAGCGATGGCAGAGCATGAAGAAGATACTTCTGTTAACAGCCGTGACGGGCTTGTTAAGCGGCTGCGCCGAGACGGTTTATAGAACTAAGCTAGAAATCTACTGTCCGCCACTGCAGCAATACACACCAGAATTCAACGAAGAACTAGCCACTCAAATCGAGGCGCTGCCCGAGGCGAGTGCAATTCCTATGGTTGTTTCTGATTATGCAAAACTGCGTGATCGCATAAGGGACTGTCAGAAAGAAAGAGATAAACATGGCGATTGATGTTACAAGTCCAAGCGGTCTAACTGGCGGTAGGAACTTTATGGGGCAGAACTACAGCCCTAATAGGGTTGGTACTAGCGACGTTGTACGCAATGCGCAGGAGATTTTGAACAACCCGTCAGCATATGCCGCAAGCCAAGGCGCTCTAGTAGGCCAACAGGTTCCGTTTATGGACCCGAATAACCCTAACATGCAGGGTGATCAGGTTAACTACGGTCCTACTAACCAGTTCAATATTGAAGCTACTACAGGTACTACAGCGGCTAACAACAACCTACTGCCTAACGCACCGACAGCGCAGACAGGCTACCAGTCTACATCTGTGACGAATGCTATCAATCAGACAGGCACACAAGCCGAGGCTGCACAAGGAGAGATCTCCCAAGGCGGTCTGGTTAATGTGGATGAAACACAGATCGATACAAGCGCAGGTGCTAACGCTGAACTAGATCAGGTTATTACCTACAACACATCTACAATCCTAGACACAAGTACACCTGCAGGTAAGATCGTTGCTCGTGACTTGGGTCAGTTTGGTTTTGTAGACAGCAAGCGTACTATTACAGGTCAGTTGAAGATCCTACAGGGGCACTTCGTTGATCCTAATACTGGTGAGTATAAGATCCCACCATTCATGGCTGACGTAGCAAATGCTATCAAAGGCTCATTGAACATTAAGGGTGCAAGCCCACAACAGATTACAGCCAAGCTGGCGACAGCGATGATGTCTAACCTTGTTGGTATCGCTGACAAGGAAGCCACGATCCAGAATACTATCGCTTCTGAAAACATGAATGCGAAGAATACACAGCTCATCAACAAATCTCGTATTCTATCACAGTTTAAGATCGCTAACGCTGACTCCAAGACTAAAGGCCTACTACAGAACTCCACGAACATCGTTCGTATGGATCTACAGAACTTGGGCAACCGCCAGCAAGCTAACATCCTAGATGCAAGTAACCGATATCTTGCACTGTTCGAAGACGCCAAGGAAGAGAACCTAGCTAAACGCTTCGACATTACTAACGAGCTAGACCGTGAACAGTGGTATGAAACACTGAATACAAACGTAGGCCTACGCATTGCTGAGATGAAAGATGCGATGACACGCACTAACATTGGTGAGATCAATGCTGCAGAACGGGCTAACGCACAACTAGAACAGCGTATGTTTGAGTTCGAGAAGACGCACCAGTTCCAGATCGATCAGGATAACCTGAACTACAGACGAGCTATCACCACAGCTAACACTGAGATGGCGTTCCAAGCAGCCCAGTTTGATGCCAAGGCTATGCTGTCACTTACATCCGAGGCGCACAACCGCCTATGGAACCGTGCTGATATGCAGTTCAACTACTTAGCCCAAGCTGCAGAAAACCAAAAAGACCGTGACCTGAAGATGTTCCAAATGAAGATGGAAGCACAACTTGCTGCAATGCAAGCTAGGCACAAAAGAAAGCTGGCCTATTTGGTGCGCTGGGTAAGATCGGCGGATCTGTATTAGGTAGCATGTTTGGTCAGGGTGGTGTTATGGCGGCCGGCGGGGCTGGTTGGGGTGCACTAGCCACAGGCGCTAAAACCTTACTGAGCTTCCTGCCATTTTCAGATGCAGAACTAAAAGACAACGTCCGCCGTATTGGAACCCATAATTCAGGACTACCGCTGTATAAATGGGATTGGAATAAACTAGCCAAAGAATTAGGCGCTGACGAATTTGATAACGTAGGTGTCATGGCCCATGAGGCCCAGAAGAAATTCCCAGAGGCCGTATATACGCATCCTAATGGATACATGACAGTGAACTATGCGAGGTTGCAATGAACTTAGAAGAAGCTATCCGAGTAGCCATTCGGGAATACTACACAGGTAATATCCCTGAACAGTTCATGGAACAATTCCCTGACATGAAATACACGCCGCAATACTTTGCCAAGCTAGAAGCCGAAATAGAAGCGGACATGAATGGCGAAGAGGCAGGGGAACGCACCGATGATGAATTAATGGAAGAGGACTTCGAAGATGCTGGTGAATAGAGAAACCTTCGATGCTCCTATCCCG